TATGCTGCTATCCCCCGCAAGCAGCAAGATAATGGTACAGCATTGATTGTATTCCCTTCTGAGCGTGTTGATATTTATGGTAAGTCAGCCACCGAAGTTCAGCTTGGCTCTGAAGATTATTATTACATCTTCCTCGGTGGTGTTATCAGTCCTTCGGTTGTTGGCGGTGTGTTGCAAAACAGAACGTGGACACAACGCGTTGATACGGGTAAATTGGCTTCTGACGAAGCTATCGCTGCTGGCGGTGATAATACTTGGTGGATCTATAATGCTGTTGATGATACGGTGACTTTCTTGAAGGCTATTGTTCGTGCCGCTTTCGATAATATCGAGGCTAAGTATGCGACCGTAAAGAACCTTATTATCGGTGGAGAAACTTTGACGGGTGTCGCTAATAATGAAACGCCAAAGAACTCTCGTGTCGACGTGGTTACGCCTGACTATCTTTTTGGTAATTCTGATGCTCGATATGTTCGTAAGGATATTGATGATAGGGTTTCTTCTATTCTTACTTTCCTTAATGGCGTTCATTTTGGAGAAGACTTTGAGAAAGATCTTCATGGTGCTGGCATTTATCGAGATGAACAAGGAAGTTGGCATATCGACACGGATTACATTCACGCACGAAAGGAACTGACAGCAGAAGAGGTGGAGGTGATGAAAACATCTCACATTAAAGGTAAGGTTGTAAACTCTGCTGGCGGCTTTGTTATTTCACGAATAGAGAAGATTGCACGTGCTTGGCGGTGTTATTTTGTTCAGCAGGATAGTGAAGGTCGTAGGGTTTATAATTCTATGCGTAAGGATGACTTGGCTCTTTGCGAGACGTTTAATCTCATTGATAATAACGGACAAACTGCTAATCACTATTGGCATAGGCGTGTTTCCGATGTTGGAACTGACTATGTCGACATTGCAGATAATACGAATGTGGATGATTATGCAAGTGGTAGTGATACTCCGCAGGTGGGTGACGAGGTTGTGCAGCTTGGCAACCTCACTGTTGAAGAAAGACAGAGTGCTATCATACAGTCAGCAGCAGGAGAGAATTCACCGTACTTTAAGATTATAAAGGGCATCAATTCGTTTACCCTTCCTGACCCTATCTTTCTTTTTGATAAGCAGAAATTCGAAATAAGGGTTGAGAACCCTGCTAACCGTGGTAAATATATACGTCTGCAAGACTTCTTGGAGACGATGCAAGGTCGTATCAATGCTGTTCAGCAGCAATCTGATAAGCAGCTGGTTATATGGTTCGGTGACGCTGTGCCAACGCTCACCACTGAACCTGCTAACGAGTGGACAGACGAAACTACTAAGGAATTGCATGAGCATGACATCTATTACAATCGCTCGTATGTAGAGACAGGTGGCGGTCGTGCTTATTCTTTCGAGAAGAATCAAGATGGGTCTTTCTCTTGGCACGAGATTACAGATGCTGATGTGTTGAAATCGCTTGAAGCAGCTAAGCACGCACAGGATACGGCTGATGGTAAGCGTAGAGTATTTGTACGTGAGCAGCCTGTACCTCCGTATGATAAGGGCGACCAGTGGAGTAACGCTACCTTTGAAGATAAGTACCGCAACGACTTGCTCGTCTGTGTTCGTCCGAAAGCGACTGGCGAGCCTTTCGATATTGAAGATTGGCAATCAGCTCAGCATTATACCACAAAGCAGTTTGAGGCAGAGTTTAATGTTGGTGGAAAATCTATTTCTGCTATCGTGAAGGATTTGCGAACAGGACTTGAGACGGTTGGTATGCACTTGGATGGTGAGAATAGCACTTTTGATATTATTGCAGACCGTTTCAGGGTAACAACTACAACAGGTAAGACGGCTTTTTTTACCGAAGATGGAAAATTAAATGCCAATCTAATTGATGCAAAGATGATAGTAGTTGAAGGTATTAAAGCTCAGACAATTGATGCAAAAGGAGCTGTTTTTACGAATGTAACCGTAACAGGTTCTATCAATGCCGCAGAAGGAAGAATTGCAGGTTTTCGTATTGTTGATGATGGTCTTATAAATGAAAACGAAAATGGTAAATTCACGAATGACGCTTATGTGGTTTTTAGAAATGATCCTCATTCAACCTTCGCAGGGATCGGAGGTAATGTGCTGCCATTGAGTAGCGGAATAAGAGCCGTAGCACGTTTTGAAAATAACGATAAAACAGACCAATGGGGTCTGGGTCGTAATTACGCAATGAGTTTATCCGCCAGCAATGCTGAATATAACTTTGCTATTGTTGGAAAAGGACATTGTTCGGTCCGAGGGAACATGGAAGGCTACCTTGCTCAGAAGATGACCCTCGAAGAAGGGAATATTAAGGAAATCGACTATAACAAAGGTGCAAAGGTTCTATTTGAGAACTCTTTTGAAAGAGCAGGCATGTTCTTGCCACTTCTCTCTACATTAAGAAATTCTATCGCTGTTGAAGCAAATGAGTCTTTTGCTGTTTTTATCCATATAGTTCAAGTAGGTGGTTCGACCATTGGCGATGTCCTTTATGGTCGTAATAAGGATGTTTATAGTGTAGTAAAAGCTGAAGATATTACTGGAAGTCGGCAGATTATAAATCAAGACGGGACGAAATCTACCTTGGTCTTACTGTCGGATGGAAGAATAAAGGGTACGACTATAAACTCAGAAGGGACTGCTATTACGAATATATATGACAGTGGTACCGAGTTTAAGGACTATTGGATGAACTCTATTTCTTTCCCACAAATATACAACAATGATTTGGATAGAGTTAAGGTGATAGATATGGGAAAGGGAGACACCATTACTCTTCTTCTTTCTTATGATGGGAGTGATTATAGTGCCTATGTATGGAGTGCAAATTATAGGTTTATATAATTGATTTTTTAATCTAACATTAAAATAAGTGATATGAAGAAAGCATTAGATTGTATTTACAGGATTTTCGAGAAGATCGCTGCTATTGGTAGCGACAAGTACTTACACCTCATTGCAGGCCTTATCGTTGCATTCGTGCTTGGAAAGCTGTTTGCAAACGTTGAAGCGTGGGCATTCCCTGCAATTACGGGTGTCTTGCTACTGATGGTAGCGAAAGAGTGTGTTGATTATTACCTCAGAGATGAGCAGTTCGACTTAAAGGACGTAGCTGCTGGTCTGGTGGGTGCTGTTGTCGGAGTAATACTTTGCTTATTATGAATTACCTTGAACAATTTAAGTACGTAATGTGTAGTGTCATCAGCGGAATGCTGAGCTTGTTTTTCCCGATACGTGATTTCATGTACGCAATGTTGATTGTGTTTGGTGTCAATTACATCTTCGGATTAGTTGCAGGACTGAAACATGGCGAGGAATGGAACTTGAAAAAGTCAATGGTGTTCTTCTATCATTGTTGCTTATTCTTCGTAATGTCAGCTTCTATCTTCATTACCGGCTATTTCCTCCACGCTGGTGAAGAGACACTCGGAGTGGTTAAGGCATTATGCGGTGTGGCTATCTGGTTCTATTCAACGAATATCGTTCGTAACTGGCGGATGATGCTTATCGAGAATACTACAATGTGGAAAGTAGCCGGCTTTGTTTATTACGTTCTGACACTGAAAGCGATAGACAAAGTGCCGTTCCTTAGTGAGTATCTTAAGAGTTCGCACGTTGATGTGGATGATGATAAACCAAAATTTGATTAGAGTATGGCAAATTTCTCAATAGCGGAGCTGGTACAATCCAGCACCGCTGAACAACTCAAGATAAACAATAACCCTCCTACTATTGTGAGGGTTCACTTGACGGAGACGATTACACTCTTAGAGTGTATTCGTGCAGAGTGGGCAGAATATTGCGAACGTCACGACCTCGGTACGCCTGCTATCCGCATCACAAGCGGCTATCGCTCACCAGAGTTGAACAAGGCTGTAGGAGGAGTGAAGAACTCTGCTCATGTCGTTGGTTATGCAGCAGACTTGCAGCCTGTCAATGGTAAGCAGGATGAGTTTGAACGCTTCTTTGCGACAGAGTTCTCCCTGATGGGGTACTCTTACGACCAAATCATCATCGAGCGGTCTAAGTCCTCTCGTTGGGTGCACGTGGGTTATAAGCGTGCGGATGGAAAGCAACGCAGACAGTGTTTCACATTAAAAGTATAAGAGTATGGAAGATAAGGATATTAAGTATTACGTGTACACGATGTTAATCATCATTGGATTACTGGCTCTTACCTCGCTCTGCTTCACAAGCTGCTCGCATAGGGTGTATGTTCCTGTGCAGTCTATCCGCACTGATACTATCTACATGTCATGGAAAGACAGCGTACATATCAAGGATAGTTTAATCACTCGGCAGGTGATTAACATTCGTGATAGTGTCGCTATTCATGATAGCGTTGTTATCATCAAGGACGAGCAAGGCAACATCAAAGAAAAGTTGATAATTCGCTATCGTGACCGCTGGCACGCTACGCAGGACAACCTCACGCTTCAACGGCTGTTAGCCCACTATAAGGCAAGTAATGACATTTTGCGAGCGACAAGGAAAGAACGCATTGAAGTTCCTGTACCAGTAGAGAGGAAACTATCTCGATGGGAGAAGCTAAAGATGGATGTCGGCGGCTGGGCAATCGGCGCAATGTCAACAGTTCTGCTGGGTATTATTGGATATATCGTTGTTTGGCTCTTGAAGAAATATAGGAAACTTTAATGTGTCAATCCTTGCAAATTCTTGAATAACTTGCAAGAAATTCTATAATGAAGTACATCAAGCTACATCTCACAGAGAGCCGAACGAAAGATAACCGTTTCGCACAAGCCTCTATCCGTGGCATCGAAGACAATACGGGTGAGAATTTTACGGGTTCTCACCCTAAACTCCTTCAAGACATCATTTGTCATGCTCTATCTCTTGCGCACGGTGTCGAGATAGAAGGCAACAACGGTTTTACTTATACATTCCCATTCAAGCTATCATAATTATGGCAATAGAAAAGCTCTATTTAGAACATAAACAGACAGGCGGACGACTGACCGCTGATGAATTTAACAAGTTGCCTGAAAAGGTCAATGAACTCATCGATGCGCAGAACACGGAGGAGGAGCGTGTGAAGAAGACGATTGCAAAGAACCGTCCTTCGCTCGGACAGCTTTCAAACGTAAATACTGAGGTCGACGAACTCACATCCGAGACATGTGTACTCGTATGGAATGGTGACCAGTGGGTCCCTATGAAACTGTCTGAACTCGGCATTGGGCAAGGCGGTGGTGGCGGTCAGCAGACCATCCTCTATTATCTCCGTGCTGTCAATCAATCTCCTTCTACTACGCTCTCAGCCTCTAAGTCTGCTGGCGAGTGTGCTATTAAGTTTATGTTCATATCTCGCACTAAGGACGTGGGGCAAACCGAATATGTAGATACAGGTGAATGGGGAACATACGAAATCTTCGCTAAGGCTGGCGATGGTACATTCGTGAGTAAGGCACGTGGTCGCTGTCAGTCAAACACACTCACCACTGTAGATGTCTTCAAGTTCCTCGAGAGCGGACAGAACAATATTATGATCAAGATTACAGGTGAAGTTACGGGGCAAACCTCCCCTGCCTTAGTCTACTCTATTACACTGTCTGCTCTCTTCCTTTCTATCTCAGAGTTCAACTGGTGGAAAGCATATCAAGGCGACATCGTACTGCCTTGCTATATCAGCGGTAATATCAGTAAGACGCTGCACGTCAAGATTACAGGAGATGGCTATGAGCAGGCGTATGAGCGTCAGTTCGGTACTGCGACTTACACCTCATCGCCTGTGGCTTACACCGTGCCTTTCACGAACAAGACGGGTATATTCCACTTGTCTGCTTGGCTCTCAAATGAAGATAACACCGTACAGACTACTCCTGTTGGCTACGACTTCATGGCGGTAGCTAATAACGATGTTGTAAAAATGGTCGTTGTAAACAATAAGGCGGAGAAACTGCTGAACTGGTATGAGAACAAAGTGCTGGAATACGCTGTATATGACGGTAAGGCAGTCACGACACCACTGTCTATTCTCATGAAGAAAGATAACGAGGTATTGCAGGAGAATGTGTCAGAAAACACATTGACACAAACCAAGATGCAATACACACTTTCTCTTGAAGTCGAGACAATTGATAACTCCGATTTTACAGCATTAATCGGATTCCGTACTCGCCCTACGGATGAGGTGCGTCTGCGTGATGCTATTCCTTTCCCTGTTGATAACTCGCAAGGTTATTCAGCAACAGCTGGAGCGGTGTTCTATCTGAATGCGAAGAACAGAAATAACACGGATACTGATAGAAATATTCTCCGCAATCTCATCAATTCTGAGCGTGTCAGTGCGAAGTGGAGTAATGTCGCCTTCTCACGTGACGGCTGGATTACTGACGAAGAAGGCGCACGCACATTGCGCTTGCTCGCTGGCTCACAATTGACAATCGATTACAAGCCATTCGCTAAGGAAGCAGCGCAATCAGGCAAGACAATAGAAATCGATTATCAGATTAACAATACTTCTGATTACAATGCAGAGTGTATCTCTATCGCTATGCCATATCAGAAGGGTTATATCGGCTTGAAAGTAAAGCCGTCCTCTATTATGTTCGCAACTCGTAGTGAGCGTAACAGTGATGTACAGGCGATGAGCACAGACGATGGTGTACGTATTCGCCTGGCACTTGTTATCTCTCCTAAGAAGTACACCTATGTAC